CGCTGCTCGCACTAACAAGAATAAGGCTTCCAAGTTCTTGCAGGGTAGTGACAGAGATATTTTCAATCGTCTCTTCCCCGGTGACACCCAAACCGAAGCTGAACTTCATCACTTGATCAACCTTCGTGCTAACCTAACGATGAAGACTCCCAATGCTTCCGGTAAGGGCATCCTGAAAATGGAACGCTCTGAAGACCCGCAACAGGCAGTCGGTTCGTTGATTACTCTTACTCTTGGTAACTTGAACAGAAGGGCAACTCAGGTGCGTAAGCTCACTGGTCCTCTTGCTGCTAAGACTCTCGAAGATGTAAAAGCACGTAAGGCTGGTGAACTTGAAAACGTAATGGCCCATCCTATGGAGATGTCCAAGATGGGTAAGAAGACTGCCAATAGTATTGAAGATGCTGAACACCGTAGGGTATTCCTCAACAGCATTGGACGTGGTATCGGTCGCTTCAATAGTAATGCTACGTCTGATTGGGTTAGCCAGTTGCACGTTCCTCATTACTCTGATCTTCAGTCGGAGATGAGCAATCTATTCGGCTCTTCTGCACCAACTGATGAAGAAGACTACACACAGGATAACACTCCTGTGGATGACGAAAACTAAAACAAAAAAAAAGCCCCGGCAGAGACCCTCCACTTAAGGAAGGCCCCTCCGGGGCTTTTTGCATTCTAGCGGTTCTTACGCCACTCAAGGATTTCATCATTGCTCAGGGGTCCATTCTCTAGGATACCCTTGGGCTTATCATCGATCCAAACATCAGGAACCCAATAAGGTTCACGGTGTTCACACCACCACTTCTTGGCTACCCCATCAGTGTAGATGACAGGGATATCGAATTCTTCATCTACGTTGTCAAGTTCGTGATGACGATGTGTAACGATACGGATATCAATGCTAGAGTCATGTGCTATTGCAATAACTTCATCCCAAAATCCGGGAGCCTTATCGTAAGTGCCGTCGTAATCAAGTGCGATCTTCAGGGTAATATTCCTCTATGGCTAGTTGAAGATAGTGGAGAGCCTTCTCCAAATCCTGTTTTCCATTCTTCATCTTGTGTCGGCAGATATACTTTACAGCATTACCTTCGTACCACCCAAGGCCATTACGAGTGATGAACTCGCTAGGCTGGATGGCCATATCCTTATAGTGACTGCCCCCTACTTGTTTGTCTTTGGGGTCAGCCTTGAATACATCAATCACTTTCGTAGACAAGTTCCACATCCTTATTGAACTCAAACTCCTGTTGTGCATTCTCTGCCATGATACGGACTACTTGTTTGGTATTGATTTCAGTAATCCTGTCCTCAACGAGAACAAGATAACCATCTTCAATTGCCTGTCCGAACTCTGCAAAGAACTCATCCCGGAAAACCTCTGCCTCATGAAGAGACAGAAAGCTTCCAGAATATGCCATTCTGATTTGATCACTCATGTTAGATCGACTACCTCACATCCATCAGCGGAACATGCAAGTGTCTGCATACCGCTTGTGTTATCTTCTTGTTCATAGAAACTCAAGTCTGTCCATGAGATTGACTTTGGCATCTTGGACAGCACTTCATTATACTTGTCTTCGTTGCACTCTTCGTATGGTGCTTGGCGATAAGTATGATCAGAGTGAGGGAGAAATGACACACCAGAAATATAATCAAAGTTATCAAATACCCATGCTCCTACTGCTGGCCATTCGTTCTCTCTCACAGAGATAGTAACGGAAGGCTTATGTTCACACCAATGTAGCTGATACGTCTTCCAGATTTCCAACTGTTCGATGGCAGTCATGTCGTTACGAGTGACAGCACCTTCAGGAGATTTCTGTGGGAAGTAGAATACAGTGGTCTGATCAGGCTTATTTACTTCTGGTTCGTTGGGCACTCCTGAGTCTCTAAGGAAACTTGTAAGGGGGTCCTTGTTGTCGCCCCGAACAGAGCGAATGTAGAAAGGACTATGGCGAGCGTGGATACCAGAAGCGGAGTCCACGAGTTGAGATACAGTACCGCTAGGCTTGACACAAGTGATAGAAGTAGAAGCAGGTATGCCAATATCCACAGCCAACTTTCCATTGACATCGATAGTCCTTTCTTTCAGCTTTTCAAGAAGCTCTGCTAGGTCACCAGTACGACCATTAGTATAAACATTATCCATAATGCCAGTAAGACTAACACCAAGTAGACGTTCCTCTTCTGTATTCTTCGTCCAAATCTTACGAAGATAAGGGAAAGAGGTTAGAGTGGATTGGAATGTACCAAGGATAGATGCGACTTCGACTTTCTCAAGGAGGGTGTCGAGGGTATCTCCACTTCGTACGACGACTTCCGATAGATTACAGAATTGATAGGGCCGTAGGATAATTTCCGAACACGGATTTGTTCCAAACTCATGGCGGCTATCACGACGCCCAAGGGACTTAACTTGCTTAACGGCTGCAACACGATTGAATATTCCTCGTTCGCCTGACTTACTCTGATAGAGTGAAAGCCATTCCTTCATGAATGCACCTACGTCTGGCGTCTCCGTGTAGGACACAGAGTTGTTAGACAAGGCACGCTGTGGTTCAGTCTCCCACCAATTACCAGACTTAGCATTACGCATCCGGTCATCAGTAAGGTTACTCAGAGAGATCATTGCGGACCTACGCACACCTCCCACAACGACGACTTCCCCAATCTTGCAGAGAATATCGTGAGACTCCAAGGAGTTGAGCCTCCGTCCAGTTGCACTTCTAAATTTTGCAATGGTGAACTTGAAGAGTTCTTCGAGAGGCGCTGGACCAGAAGCTCGACCTCCGAAAGTCTTAAGTCTTGCTCCGGCAGGACGCACTTTAGATGTGTCCCATCGTGGTATCTCCCCACTATAGAGCAACGCAACCAACTGCCTGTATGCCTTCGCCCAGCCCTCTTTACTGTCTGAAACAACAATGGTGGTATCTGAGTCAAAGAGTTTATCTGGAACTTCTGGTAGTTTAGAGACATACTGACGTTCAACAGAGAATCCAACTCCTGTTCCACATAGGAGGATGTACATAGCCTCATCAAAGCTCTTAGGATCATCAATAGGGAGATAAGCACAATTATAACCAGCAGTATTGTCACGTTCAAGGGCAACTCCCGCAGTCATCATAGATCGCATACTAGGCATCACATCGAGTTTATATATTGCACTATACAAGCGATCATATAGAGTATCATCAAGAACATAATTATGCTTGTCGAGCAGATGACCGCGCATGAAAGTAAGGTATCGAGTAACCGTCTCATCCCAATTCTCCCGACGCTTTTCATTAGGAAGCCACTTGCTGTAGCGCGACTTGTAGATAAACTCTTGGTAGTACGAATTAAATGCTGTCAATATCAAGCTCCAAAATCTTTCCGGCCAAAGGTAGCAATAATCTCTACCTTAACAATCTGGTAAATCGGTTGGTCGTTTCGTGGACCACCATACACTTCGTAATTATCAAACAAATGCTTCTCAGCGATCTTAGCTGTCAGGAACATAGGTGAGATTTTCTCCCACCCTGCTCCGATAGATCGATGAACTTCGTAGTAACTTTCATTCCCCATCAAACTCTTTCTTCAATGCTTCATACTGTTTCTTTCGTACATTCTTCTGGAATTCTTCACTCGTCTTCAACGACTGTGCTTCTCGTTCTGTCTGAGGACGAAGCCAACTGATGTTGAACTCATGACCATTGTCATAGTCACCACCTGTCTCAACCTCAATGTCATCATGGCTCATACCCGGAGGAACTTTCTCAAGGAGTTCTCCTAGAAACTCAGTCAGGGTTCCATTAGCATTATAGATTTGAACATACTCAGTGCGCCACTCGGGGTAACTCTTACGCATTCACAACATCCTTTGTGTAGTAGTCATTGAACTTATCGAAGTTAATAATCTTTTCCAAAGCTTCTCGGAAAGCATCAAGCCTTTCGTTACTCTGTTCTTTGACAAGATGGTAGTCTGAGATATTCTTCTCATACTCAGCCACCCGTTTCTCTAGGCTCTCAATGTTTTCTTCTAGCTTAGCAATCTCATACTTAAGAACACCAGTGGGAGAGTGGTCAGTATTAAAGGATGAAATCAAAGGGAATGCCTCTTGGTAAGTTTATCGATATTCGTATCTGCGATAGTCTTCAAGTCAATCTCGTAGAGGTGTGCTACTTTCGTGAGATACCAGAGAATGTCTCCAAGTTCTTTAGTAAGCGCATCACGGTTGACTGGCTGCTTCCTGTCTCCTGCTCGTCGATCTTTCTTGATGAGTTCCAAGACTTCTCCGACCTCACCCGGAAGGCCAAGAGCAGGATCATCAAACACAGGGCAACCGCGAACAAATTCATCATACTTCTTAAATCCCATTTTCACTAATCTCTTTCTTTGCGCCAGCAGTATTACGTCTTAGCCATTCTTGTAGTGCATCGTGTCCACCGATTAGTTCATCCTCAATCCAGATTTGAGGAACTTTGGTGTGACCTTTCTCTCGAAACTCATCTTTGTACCGAGGTACAGTAGCAATGTCTTTCTCGTAGAAATCATAGCCATATACATTTAGTAACTCCTTTGCTTTAACACACCATGGGCAATGGAATGCACTCGTGGTATAGATGACAACCCAATTAGTCATTATTTACTCCATGCACTTGTTCACTTATTACCTTGCCATCGATCTTATAGAGAAGTTTATAATAGAGTATCTCTGTAAGTCCTCCATGGTCGATGCCATAG